CTATAGCATGAGCCACGCGCAAATACACAACGAGCAACAGCACGAGCAGGGCTGTACATATTAGTACAGCAACGAGCGCGGCGGGGGGCGTGATGATGTAATGAAACCAAGACGTGAACACACCGCCTATATTGTGCATTACTGCATCAAAGGCGCGGGCGGCTTGTTCTTCTGTAGTGGGGTTGTACATGTTGCTCCTTTCGACACATATAGTATAGCGCATCCGTGTACCGTGTGCAAGTGGTATATTATACTTGCGTCAAATTCAAATGTGTACGAATTGTGAAGTACAAAACAAGCCCTTGCAAGTTGGTACACGATGCCGTATATTGTAATTGCGCCAAAGGAAAGGCGCAAGAACAGACCAGAGAGAAAGGGCAAACAATGAAACTCCGCAACATGAGCGCACACGTCACCGAGGAAAAGAACATAACCATTGAGCTTGCAAGCGGCGAGCTTCTGAACCTTGAAACGCGCTTGTTCTTCACAGCTATTCTAGCCGCGTCGCTGTGTATTGCAAGATGCGCGTTTATCTGCTCCCGCGCTATGATTACAGCGTGACCACGTGGAAGCACGTGCATGCATTCATTCAGGACTATTGCAGCTTCGTGAACGATTACGGCGCGGCGCGCATCCGCACTATTGCCCGCGAGGGTGTCTATAACACTGAAAAGGAGTTTGCTTTTAGCGCTGGTATCGTGGAAGGTGGACGCGTGAGGGTTTACTAAAATAAGTGGAAAAAGATACTTGACACAACTTGAAACAAAGGCTATAGTGGTAATTGCCAACAAGGGCAGTGCCTAGTAGAAAAGGAGAAAACCATGGCACGTAACACCATTCAGAAGAAGTTTGTGACCACAACCGTTAAGGGCTTTATCATCAAGGACGGTCAGCCCGTCGAGGTTGCCTATGAGCTTGACAAGAAGTGCGGTTTGCAGACTGCGCAGAGCATCATTCGCAAGACAGAACCGACCTTTGCGGCTGTCGAGGTCACGGAGAACGCCACCATGTACAAGATGACGTTTGATGACTTCAAGAAGTACGCAACCCCCGTTGACGCTACCGAGTAGCGCAAACCCCGTCAATTTGGTTCATCGGGGCGCGCATAGGGTGCGCCCCTACGATTAGAAAGGTTAACCATGACTAACGAGCTTGCTACCACCAACCAGAACGCAACCCCCATCAATGCGGGCTTCTATTGCTCCATGCAGGCAGAGACGCAGGCTGACCGTCTCGTCATCTATGACGCTGTGAGCAATTCCGAAAGCCTTGACGATATGGTGGGCAAGGCTATCGCCATCACTGATGTTGTGATTCAGCCTGTCGAGATGACCAACAACGCCACGGGCGAGGTTCGCGACATGAACCGCATTGTACTCATTTGCGAGGACGGCAAGGCTTACGGCTGCACTTCTAGCGGTGTCGAAACTTCAATCAAGAACCTTTTTGGCATCGTCGGCATGCCCCCGTGGAATCCCGCTATTAAGATGGTTCCCACGAAGCAGCAGGGGCGCAACGGATACAAGTTTACTACGCTTGCGCTTGCCAAGTAGCACGCTTCACCGCATAGCGTAGGGAAATAGAGGGCGGTACGGAAGTACCGCCCTCTTTGCTTACAAGGGGGGGTGAACGCGCATGACGAAAGCTAATGACGCAGCCCGCGCCCGCGTGGCGGATGCAGAACGCAGGGCGCGGCGCAAAATCAAGCGATTGCAGAACAAGGGCATACGAACAGGAAGCATTACCCCATTTCGCGATGTTGACCCATCGAACACACGCGCCCTTAACTCATATCATAAGCAGTTGGAGCAGTTTATTTCACGTGAAACACGTTTCGTTGCAGGGCAGGACGGTACCCCGATACCCTATAGCAGCTATAGGGATTTCCGCCGCCTTGAACGCCAATGGAACAAGCAACATGATAAGTATTGGCGCAAGTACGCGGACAAGCCGTTTCTAACAGCCTATGGCGAGACTGATACAACTCTAGGCATGCGCTCGCAGATGACCAAAATAAAGGGCTTGCAGTACAAGGGCATCGACTATGTACGCGAGACACCCGCAAGCGCGTTGAAGGGCGTACCAGACATTAAGCGGCGTTCGGACATTCTCAAGAAAGAGCTTTCCCCGACGTACCAGAAGAAGCGTATACAGCGGTTGCGCAAGAACCTGCTTGAAAACGCTGCATCATTCAACGACCCCAAATTGCCCAACATGATTAAGAAGCTGTCAAACGAACAGCTGTTCGCGTTGCAGAACTTCACTAACTTCGTTCCCCTGTACTACCGCTACGTCTACACGGACAAGGACAACGCTATGGGCATCGAAGCGGACGCGACCGAGCATGACGCGCAAGTGGAACATATGAAGATGACCATAGCGCAGGTGATGGAGCGTTACCCCAAGACACGCAAGCGCAGGAAGGCACCTAGCAAACGCTGTCGTAAGAGATAGCTATGGAGTATTCGGCAGACTTTGAAACCACAACAGACCCCGCAGACTGTCGCGTGTGGGCGTGGTGCGTCTGTGAGATAGGGAACCCCGAAGCCCTGACGTATGGCAATGATGTACAATCGTTTTTGGAGTTCTGCGAAAAGAACGGCGGTACATATTATTTCCATAACGCGGCTTTTGACTGTGAGTTCATCTTGTGGTACTTGCTTTCCAATGGCTACACGTACAGCGAGAAGCCTAAGACACGGACTTTCAGAACGCTTATATCAGCGATGGGCAAGTTCTATCAGATGGAAGTTTGCTTTGAGAAGAAGGGCAAGAAGAAGCAGAAGCACGCCGTTTTCAAAGATTCGCTGAAAAAGCTCCCCATGAAGGTATCTTCAATCGCAAAGGCGTTCCACCTCCCCATTTCCAAGTTGGAGATTGATTACACGGAGTACCGCCCCATAGGTCACGAGCTTACGGAAAATGAGCGCGATTACATCCGCAACGACGTTCAGATTGTGGCTATGGCGCTCGAAAAGCAGTTCTCGCAGGGGCTTGACCGCTTGACCATCGGAAGCGATGCGCTGCACAACTATCAGGACATTATCGGGGACAAATGGGCAGACTGGTTCCCAGAGATTCATATAGAAATGGACGCGATGATTCGCAAGGCGTATCGTGGCGGGTGGACTTACGCCAACCCACGGTTTCAAGCGGATGACAAGCACCCCGACCGCATACAAGGTGCGGGCAGCGTCTACGACGTGAACAGCCTTTACCCTGATGTTATGTACCACAGACCGCTACCCATTGGCGAACCCGTGTACTTTCGCGGCAGGTACAAGGACAATCCCCAGTACCCGCTATACATTCAGTTCCTAACGGCGCACTGCAAGTTGAAGCCCGACCACTTCCCCACGTTGCAGATTAAGAACAACCCTTTCTATTCTGAACGCGAGTACATCACGGATACGGAGGGCACCGTTGAGCTTGCCATGACTAATGTTGACCTCGATATTCTGTACCAGCAATACGATGTGACCGTGTTCTCGTATAACGGCGGGTACATGTTCGAGCAAGCTACGGGTCTGTTCCGCGAGTACATCGACCATTGGATGCACATCAAGGCAACCACGACGGGCGGCTTGCGCCAACTGGCGAAGCTCATGCTGAACTCGTTGTACGGCAAGTTCGCGACGAACCCAGACGTTACCCCGAAGGTTCCGTACCTCAAAGATGACCAGAGTGTAGGGTACCAGTTGGGCGAGAAGGACACGCGCAAACCCGTGTACACCCCGATGGGTTGTTTCATCACCGCATGGGCAAGGTATAAGACCATCACCACGGCGCAAGCTGTATATGATAGGTTCATGTACGCGGACACAGATAGCGTACACGTTTTGGGTACAGAACCATTGGGAATCGAGGGCATCGAGGTACACCCGACCAACCTAGGCGCATGGAAGCATGAGAGCAATTTCAGCCAAGCCAAGTACGTGAGAGCCAAGACATACATGGAGCGCATCGTGCAGGTTGGTGAAATGGTTGATGGTGAGTACACAATGGTTGACGTTGAACCGTACAATGATGTTAAGTGCGCAGGTATGCCCGAGGAACTAAAGCGTTCCGTCACGTTCGACAACTTCAAGCGTGGGCTAAAAATATCGGGTAAGCTAAGACCACGGCACTGCAAGGGCGGCATCGTCCTTGAACCTACTACTTTTACGCTCACGTAAGGAGGTACAAGATGATTGAGCGTAGCTATCGTTTCGAGGAATCGGTCTACGAAGAACTCAAAGAGATAGCGCAGCGTGAGAACGTGACGGTTGCGCAGCTTGTGAGGATGGCGGTTAGCCGATTTCTGAAAGAGTACACTGATTGTGTGGATTTGATGGAGATAGTCATTAAGGATTGACGAGTTCCATGAACCACTTGATAATTGGGCATGGTGATACCCTATCCGTCCGAACGATGACCGAGCGGGGGTGCTACGGGTGAAACCGCCCGTTCGAGTACACGAACCATTAGCGGGTTCAACGTTACGGGAGAGGTCATATCACTGTACAGTCTTTAGCCCCGCCATGGTTATCACCAGTGGCGGGGCTGCTTTCGTTTAAGGAGGTAAGTATGAATCTCGAAGAGCTGCTTGCATGGATTAGGGAGCGGATGGATGACGGCGAGTACGCCACCGTCGAGACGTTCCTGAACGACATGGACAAGCGCGGGCGCGATGCGGACGAGTTCCGCGCGAGCGCAGAAGCACGGTACAACGAGCTGAACGGTCAGATTGAGAGCCTTACGGCGGACAACCAGAACCTCAAAGCCCGCAACTACGACCTGCTCATGCAGATTCCCGCCGATGACCATATCGACGGTGACGGGGCTGTTGAGGAAGTCGTTGAGGATGACGGCGAGCTGTACCACATCGACAACCTGTTCGTTGACCCCGATGAAAAGAAGATGGAGGACTAGAAATGGCAGTAAAGACAGTCAAGACCCTGAACGCCACCAATGCGCAGATTCTCAACGCCATCCGCACGGATGCGTCGTTTGCGTACCAGCAGCGCATCCCAGCAGCGACGCAGGGTGACATTACCGACACGGTGAACAACCTGTTGGAGTACCGCCCGATGATGAACGAGTTCATCGACGCGCTTGTGAACCGCATCGGTGACGTGGTTATCAAGAGCAAGGTTTGGACTAACCCGCTCGCGCAGTTCAAGCGCGGCATGATGCAGTACGGCGAGACTATCGAGGAGCTTGCAACCACGCTGCTCCAAGCCAAGCGCTACGACCCCAACAAGTGCTACGATGACGTGTTCAAGTGCAGCCCGCCCGACGTTATGAGCAATTTCCACAGCATCAACCGTCAGGACTACTACGAGCTTACCGTCAACGACATGCTTCTGCGGCGTGCGTTCCTCACCGACTACGGTCTGCAAGACCTCGTTGGGCGCATCATGGAAACGCCGTACACGTCCGACTATTGGGACGAGTACCTTATCATGCGCAACCTGTTTGCCGAGTACGCCCGCATCGACGGTTTCTACAAGGTTCAGGTTCCCGACGCGGCGGGCGCGACCACCCGCGAGGACAAGCAAGACCGAGCTATGGCAATCACCGAAGCGGTTCGCGCTATGGCTGGCAAGATGCGTTTCCTTGCTGGTCAGTACAATGCGGCGGGCGCACCCACGTTCACCAACCCCGATGACCTCGTGCTGTTCGCGACCCCCGAGTTCATCGCCATGCTCGATGTGAACGTTATCGCGTTCGCGTTCAACGCATCGGCGGCGAACCTCGATGTTCGCGTGGTTCCCGTTGACGATTTCGGCATCGACGGTTGCCAAGCCATCCTGTGCGACCGCGACTTCTTCATGTGCGCGGACACGCTCATCGACTTCGAGAGCATCCGCAACCCGAAGGCGATTTCGTGGAACTACTGGCTGCATCATCACGGCATCTATTCCGTGTCCCGTTTCGTGAACGCCGTCATGTTCACCACGGAAGCTGGCACCAGCACCACCGTTCCCGCCATCAAGACTACGGGCGTGACTGTGGACTACGCAACCAAGGCGGACGGCACCAAGCCCGAGTTCGCGGCAGTGGGCGATAAGACCCGCCTTGTCGCAACCGTCGCTGGCACCGTGACCCCCGATACGGAGGGCTATGAGGTTCCGCAGGGCGTGACGTGGGCTATCACCGCCATCGACACGGGCGTTGAGGATGGTGCGCCGCGCCTGAAGACGGGTACCTTCATCGACGCGGAGGGCGTGCTTCACGTAGCGGAGGACGAGACGGCTAAGAACGTCACCATCACCGCGACCAGTACCTACATCGACCCCACCGTTGCGATGGGTAAGCAGGTGTACCAGAGCGGCACGATTGTCGTGGGCATCGGTGCGAAGTACACGCCCGGTGCTTAGTCATTAGGAGGTAACGGTGGCACAAGATTTTCCGGGTTTGCCCGATAACGTTTACGAGTATCAGAACCAGTTCGACTATTCCGTATGGACGCCGAACACGGAGATTACTTGTGCCACCGTACCGTGGGATTCTAGCTATCGTGACATTGTTCGTTTCGATAGCAAGGAACTTCGTGACCAGTATTTCAGTGAGGTTAGGCAGTACGGGTACAGCTTCAACCTCACTGGAATGGTCTACCTACGGTACGGTGAGCCTGTACGGGTCAACGCACCGTTCAGCATGATTAACCAGTGCAACTATCTTATCGTTCGCAATCCTATTCAGCCTGTGCCAGACACGGCATCTGGATTTGGGGTGCCCTCGCGTAAGCCCGATGTGTTCTACTACTTCATCAACGATGTTAAGTACATCGCGCCGAACACGACGCAGCTCAACGTTCAGCTCGATGTTTGGCAGACGTACTATGACCGACTTTCTTTCGGCATGTGCTACATCAACAAGGGGCACGTCGGCATCGCGAACGAGAACTCAACTCAATACAATCTAAGGGATTACCTCACCGACACGGAGGGTCTGAACATCGGTGACGAGTACGACGTGACCTATCAGTGGTTCTACAATTTCCAAGACGAAGCGCCGTACATCGTGATTATGAGCAACACGTCGCTTGAAGATGACTACGGCACGGTGAGAAACCCGAAACTTTCCACGTCTCGCGGGGACATGGCGGACGGTATGCCGAACGGCGCACGTTCGTATGTTCTTTCTGCATCCGATTTTCAGGCGTTTATGACCAACATTGCAGACTACCCGTGGGTGTCGCAGGGCATCACCATGATTACCGTGGTTCCGCGCGTGTTCTGTCAGGTATCGCCAACTACAGTCACCATCGCTGGCGTTACGGCGCATCGCCTTGCGCCGAACCCAGACGCGGACGGTTCTTCGTTCGAGGTGTACAACGTGTTCGCGAACTATGACATACCAGACCGATACAAGCACCTGTTCAAGTTCTACACATCACCTTATAGCTTCATAGAAATGACCGCGCTGAACGGCGGCGAGGTTGTCTTGAAGAACGAGTGCCTACCAATCGGCCACACCACGGGCGGGCATGATGACGGATTCTACGTAAAGACGCGCTCGATTTGCACGCCACCGCAGATTCGCGGAATGGCTATGCTTGAAGGGTACAACAGCGCGGCATCCGATTCGTCTACTGGTTCATTCGATGTGGACTACATCGCACCGAGCGGGAATAAGTACACATCGCATTTCGGTTCAGGCGAGTACATGGATTTGGCAGTCCTGTACCAGAACTTTCCGCAGTTCTCAATTGTCAACAACATGTACCTTTACTACATGGCATCCAACATTCATTCGTTGCAGTACCAGTTCCAAAGCGCGGACTGGTCGCAGCAGAAAGCCCTCACGGGCGCGTCGCTTTCGTACAATCAGGCAACGCAGAACATGAACACCGCATGGGCGAACCAGCAGGTAGCCAATCAGGCGAATTGGGCTTTGTCCGACATTTCGCAGGAGAAGAACACGTGGAATGGCGTTCAGGGCGCGGCTGCTAACGGTTTGGGCGCGGTCGGCTCGCTGCTTTCGGGCGATATTGGCGGCGCGATAAACGGCGCTGTCAACGCGGCTGGTTCTGGTGTGAACGCCGCCCTCAATGCGGACTGGATTAACCGCACCACTTCAACGCAGGTTGGAGCGGCAACGCAGACAACGCAGAACAACATAGCGAACCAGCAGTACATGAGGGACACGAACTATGATTACGCGAGGTTCGCGGCTAAGGGCGATTACGAGAACGCAATCGCTGGCATTCAAGCGAAGGTTCAGGACGCGAAGCTCACGCAGCCCAGCACGTCGGGACAGAACGGCGGCGACCCGTTCAACATGAGCAACGGCTTCTGTGGTATCCTGTTCAAGTGGAAGCGTCTGAAAACCAATTTCCTCGTTCAGGTCGGGGACTTCTGGTTGCGGTACGGATACTACGTCAACCGCTGGATGCGCCCGCCGCAGGACTTGAAGTGCATGAGCAACTTCACGTACTGGAAGATGCAGCAGGTTCAGGTCAACGGCATGTTGCCCGAGCTGTTCAAGGAAACGATTCGCGGCATCTTCGAGAAGGGCGTGACCGTTTGGACTAACCCGAATAACATCAACAACATCGACCTTGCGGACAACGACATTGTGGAAGGGGTGAGGTACTAATGAGCAGGAAGAAGAACAAGAAGGTCTGGCAGAGCGCGGAAATGAACAACCTCCAATACCGCATGTACTACGAAATGCTGGAACAAATGAGTTGCAGCGTGTACAGATGGGAGGGGTTGCCGCCCGAGATTGACCAGCGATTCCTCGAACTCACCCTTTTCAACCGAGGTTTGAGCGTGTTCTTTCACGATGATGCGGAGTATGACGCTTACTTTGCGACAATGGGCGCACCGTCTGGCACCATCAACATGTACCAGAATCCGACGCAGTACATTGCCTATGGCTCGAACGGGTTCCATCGCTATTTGAAGGCATCCGACTGTGTACCGATTTGGAACAACTATCTGCGCAGACCAGACATTAACGCAATGCGCATCTACGCACGCCGACTTGCGGACATTGACCGCACCATCGACGTGAACCTTGCAGAGCAGAAAATGCCGATGTTCGTCACATGCCCAGAATCGCAGCGGCTTACGGTACAGAACCTTATGAAGCAGTACATGGGCAATGAGCCTATCATCATCGGCGCGGATGGGATGTTCGACCCGTCGCAGATGCAGTATCTTCACAGCGGTGCGCCGTTCATCGTAGACAAGCTGCTTGCAGCGAAGTTCACCATTTGGGCAGAGATTATGACGTACCTAGGCATCGACAACCAGAACATCCAAAAGGCAGAGCGCGTTCAGACCGCAGAGGTTCAAGCCAACAGCGGGCAGATTGAAGCTAACCGCCTTATCCGCCTGAATTGCCGCCGCATGGCGTGCAAGGAGATTAACCGCAAGTACGGGCTTTCCGTCTGGTGCGACTTCAACAAGGACATTTCGACGGAGAACTTCAACGCCATCTACGGCGCACCGTCTATGAACTATGACGAAGGAGGGAACTAGCATGAGCGATGACGTTTGCACGTTGGACTACCACCGAGGGGCTATCTTCACCGTGGAGCTAGGTTCCCTCGTTTCCAATGGCTTCGATTTGGGATTGCGTGACTATCCTATTTTCGATGAATCATATCGTGAACAGCTCAATGGTAAGATTATCGAACACTATTGGTTCCGTGAGATTGGACTTGAAACCCCAGGGCTTTTCAAGCGCTTTCTCAACCGCAAGATGAACGAGATTATGCCGTACTACAATCAGCTATACGAGAGTACGCTGAAAAAGTTCGACCCTTACGTGAACTATGACTTGCAGACCACGGGTACTACCAACAGCGACCACAAAGAGCAGCGAAACATCACGCATGATGAAACCGTGAGCACGGATGCAAAGAGCACCACGGACAGCACGACCGATGGTGATTCGCGCACCCTCGTGAGCCAAACACCGCAGATGCAGCTTTCGGGACATGAGGACTACGCAAGCAACATCACGGACACGGCGAGCAAGACCACGGCAACTGGCAGTGGTACACAGAACAGCACAGCCAACACGAAGTTGGATGACCTTATGAACATGAACGCGCAGAATATGGATGAATACGTAACTAAAGTGAGCGGTCTAACGGGTATCACCAACTCCAACGCCCTCATGCAGTTTCGTGAGACGTTCATCAACACGGACATGCTTGTGATTGACGAGTTGCAGGAATTGTTCATGGGCATCTATACTGATTATTGGAACGGACTATAAGAAGGAGGTCAGTATGCGTTGTTTCCCTACATTCGGCTGTACCACGTTGCCGAACTGTCAGCTTATCACACCGCTTGTGTACGATGAATCGCTTTCCTACGAACAGCAGATTGCGTGCCTTATGGGTCAGATGAAGAAGCTCACGGCTTATGTGGAGCAGTTTGTACCCAACAGCGTGTTCCAAGAGTTCGTGCAGTTCATGGAGAAAGACCAGAACGAGCAGACCGAGGAACTTGAACAGTACACTGATGACCAGCTTTTGGCACTGAAAACGTACCTCATTTCGCTTATCAACCAGATTGTCGCGGCGATGGAGATTTGGGACGTTACGTTGGGACGGTTCAACAACAACGTCGATTCCATGCGCGACCTGTTCAACGACGTTACCGTACACGCCGTCACCGTTGACACTTTGGCTGAAAGCGAGTACACTGTGGACACGCTTACGGAGTGCGGGCTTAACGTTCGCGGTCTGGCAATCTACAGCGGCGTGCTTATCGGTAAGGATTTCGTGCCCGAGGGCGTGTACTACGAACCGCCCGTGGAGCCTACCGTCAAGCTCACCACGCAGATGCTAGGCACCGCGCTTGTGAACGACGAGGGCGTTTTCGTGGAAAGCACCCGTTGGATTCCGAGCGCGAAGCTCAAAGCGTCCGAACTCGCGAACGCAAAGGTGGACGAGGACGGCGTTATCCGAAGGGGCGATTCGTAATGGCACAGACACCGAACTTCGGATTCAAGCTGTACGAAGCGGACGAGCAGCCGAACCTGCTTGACCAGTACAACAACGCCGTCACGGCGATTGACGCTGCTATGAAGCAGTTGCAGGATATTGTCGAGGACTTGACCAAGACGGGCGATTTGACCGTTGACGGTCTTGCCAACCTCGATGTGACCACGCGCGGCATCATCGTTTTGCCGCCTACAGAAAGTGAGGATTAACTATGGCATCCGAGTACACGCCGAACTACAACCTCGATAAGTACGTCGGCACCGACAAGCCCAACCTGCGCGACCAGTACAACAGCGCAATGGACAAGATTGATGCGCAGTTCGTCGTTATCGAGAACGACCACACCGAGACGAACAACCAGATTTCCGCAATCAACACGAACATGACCCAGTTGGGTGAGCGCGTGACCGCAGCGGAGGGCAAGGTTACGGAGGTCGAGGGTCAGATTGGACAGACCAGCACCGAGCTTGCCGCCGTGAAGCAGACGGCGGATAACGCCAACAGTCAGGCGAACACCAACGCTACGGCAATCGAGGGCATCAACACGAACCTAGCAGCGGTTCAGGGCAACGTGACCAACTTGCAGGCGGCTACCCGTTCGCAGGTTATCTATCAGGCGCAGCAGTGGGATTTCAATGCCCACGGTCTGATGAGGCTTAGTGGTAGTCCGTCTAAATGGGGTTCCGCTGGTATTACGTTCACGCTCGATGCGGCTATCCCGTCGTGGGCGAACTGGATTGACGTGTACCTTACCGCGAATGGTTCTTCGTTCTACAACGAGGGCGCAAGCTCCATATCGTTTGTAAGCCCGCTTATCGTTCAGACGTTCCCGACCAAGATTGCGAAAAAGGCGGCATCGTCTAGTGCAATCGAGATTCAGCCCATCACGGATTTCTGTGTGTCGTTGCCACCCATGATGGGCACCAACTATCAGGGAGCGCAGACCGTGACTTTCGGCGCAATCCCGTTCCGTATCACTGGTACGCAGCTCACGCAGAACATGGGTCTTGCATCTAGCGATGGGTACCAGCAGTGGAAGAACGCTTTCAGCGGCGTTGGCTACATATACACGAGCGATAACCCGACCATCACCAACTCGCAGGGTTCGGCTCTTATCTACAAGATTGTCGCGAGGGCATAGCCATGCCTAGTACCACTACGATATGCTATTACGCGATGTACGTTATAGGCGAGGTCGAATCCAACTGGAACTGGACGGCTGTGAACTACAACGACCCCATCACCATCGGCATGATGCAGTGGTACGGCACCCGTGCGGCTGGATTGCTCAACCGCATCAGGACGGAGATGCCGTCAGCGTATGACACGCTGGCAGCATCCCTCCGTTCCTCGCTGGAAAGCCACGATGCGAGCGATTCGTACTGGACGCGCCGCTACCTCACCCAAAAAGAGGGCAACAGCATCATCACCGTTTTCCAATCGGAAGAGAACCACGTCATTCAGGAGAACCAAGCCATAGCGGATTTCGAGGGCTACATTTCGCTGCTCGAAAGTTGGGGTATGAGCCAAAGCAACCCCAAGCCCCTTATCTTTGCAATGAGCATGTACCATCAAAGCCCAGCGCGTGCGGGCATCGTCATGCAGACGGCTGGCGGCAACGCCACGCTTGACCGCATCTACACAATCTGTCTGAACGATTCAGTTTTGGGCAACTACCGCAACCGCTACAACAAGGTGTACAACCGTCTCAACGCATGGGACGGCGAGAGCGCACCGCCCGACTTCGGGCAGACGGGTGACGTTACCACGGGCGGCGATTCGGGCGGCATCAGCACGGAAGCGTCGCAGGTTGGCTACATCCTGCAAGTCGGCAACGACTTGATTCTGTACGGGCGCGGCGTATACGCGAACGGTGTTGTGTTCCATGCGGCTGGTGCGCAGCGATGGATTAACGGTTACAACGCGAACGGCACAGAGATTGGCGGCGGGAACACGGGCGGCGGTTCCGCTACTGGCAGCGCGGGGCAACGCGCCGTCGTGGAGCTTTACACCTCATGGGTGGGGAAGTTCGCGTACTCGCAGGGTGCGGGGCGGCTCAACCCGCTTTCGTCTGGCTACGGTGATTGCAGTTCTACAATCTGGTTCGCGTACCAGCAGGCTTGCGGCATCGACGTTGGTACATGGACGGGTGCGATGGAGGACAAAGGAACTCTTATCGCGCAGGGCAGCGGTGCAAACCTACCGCTTGACCGTATGGAATTGGGGGACTTGCTTTTGTGCGACTGGAACGGGGGCGCAATCGACCACGTGGAAATGTACATAGGCAACAACCAACTTTGCGGACACGGCGGACCTGGATATGGACCGACAATCAAGAGCAACGCACAATCGTATGCGGCAGGGGCGAACAGATGGATGGTTAGGAGGTACCTGTAGTTATGACTGATACGAGCATGTACTGGTCTGGACACGACCTTTTGACCCGCAACGCCATGTTCAACTTCGTGGTTGGCGGGCGCGGCACTGGCAAGACCTATGACAGCAAGAAAACCCGCATCAAGCACTTCATCAAGACGGGTAAGCAGTTCATCTATCTTCGTCGCTACAAGTCGGAGTTCGAGGACAAGCAGGAGTTCTTTCAAGACATTGCAGACGAGTTCCCAGCATGGGAGTTCAAAGTTGAGGGCATGAAAGGGTACATGAGACATGCGGTTGAAGAAGGGGAGAAACCCGAGAAATGGCGGCTTGTCGTTTTCTTCATCACATTGGCAAACGCGCTCACGAAAAAGTCTGTACCATACCCAGATGTTGATTTCATTGTCTTTGACGAGTTCATCATCGACAAGGGTTCACTGCATTACCTACAGAACGAGATTAAAGCCTTTCAGGATTTCTACAACACCGTTGACCGTTTCCAAGACCGCGTGAAGGTTCTGTTCCTCGCAAACGCCGTCGCGCTCACAAACCCGTACTTCATCGGCTTCAAGCTGAAACCCCGCAAGGGTAAGCGTTTTCTAATGGCGCACAAGGGGTACATGTGCGTGGAGATTGTTCAGAGCGATAAGTTCCGCTCCTATGTTGACAACACGCGGTTCGGTCAGATGATTCGCGGCACGGCGTACTACGATTACGCGGTTGGCAACGCTTTCCACGATGACAACGATAGGTTCATAGCCAAGAAGTCGGAGGATGCTAAGTTCTATTTCGCGTTGAAGTTCGACGCAAAGACGGTCGGTGTATGGGTTGACTATTACGAGGGCGTGTATTATGTTTGTCGGAAGTACCCGCGCGACGCGCTCACGTATGTGTTGACCAAGGATGACATGGAGCCTAACCTGCTTATGATTGAGCGCAGCAGCACGGTACTCAAAAGCATAAGGAAACTGTACATGCAGGGTTCGGTTTTCTTTGACAGCATCCAAACACGCGAGTTCTTCAACGACGTGTTGGATTACATCAACCTACGATAGGAGGTAGCAATGGAAGGTTTCAACGTCGATTGGTTCGTGGTGGTTTCGGCGCTGATGTTCGTGTGCTTTGATTTCCTCACGGGAATCATCAAGGCAATCAAGAACAAGAACGTGTCTAGCACCATCATGCGCGAGGGTTTGTTTCACAAGTGCGCGTTCGTGCTGGTTATCATCCTCGCCATCATGTGCGAGGCGGCTATGATCCATCTTGATTTGGGCATCACGGTACCGCTTATCGCGCCCGTGTGCGTGTACATCATCCTCACGGAGATTGCATCCATTCTGGAAAACATCGCGGAGATTAACCCAGAGCTGAAAGACAGCAAGGTGTTCGCACTGTTCACGTCAACAAAGGAGGAAAACGATGCTTAACGGCATAGACATTTCTAGTTGGCAGGGGGACATTGACCTTTCCAAGCTGAACTTAGACTTCGTTTTCGTCAAGGCTACCGAGGGAACGGGATATGTGAACCCGTACTGCGACAAGAAGGTTCAGCAAGCCATCAAGCTAGGTAAGAAGTGGGGATTCTATCATTTCGCGTCAGGGGGTGATGCAGTTGCGGAAGCGAACTATTTCGTGGATAATTGCGCTATCTATTTCCGTCATGGTATTCCTGTGCTGGATTTTGAAGCAGATGCAATAGCCAAGGGCGTGTCGTGGGCTAAGAAGTTCCTTGACCGCGTGTACGAGCGCACGGGCGTTCGAGCCATGATATACACGAGCCAAAGCGTCACGACCCAGTACGATTGGTCGAGCGTCGCTAAGAACCACGGTCTTTGGGTTGCCAAGTACCCCGCCGTGACACACCCCGATTTCAGCTATGCACCCGACTTCACGGGTTCCATCGGCGCATGGAAGTTCCTAGCCGTCTGGCAGTATTGCAGCGATGGACGCATCAGCGGGTACAACGCGAACCTTGACCTCAACCACGCCTATATGACGCTTGAAGCATGGGACAAATACGCGGGTGTCGAGACGGTCAGCACGACCAAGCCCGAAGTCGATGACGGCAAGAACGTGTCCACGCTGGAAAACGAGGATTACCGCGTCACTATAGAGAAAAAGTAGTTGACGAAACAAGTGGGTTCTGATACTATACTAGTTATAGGTCATAACCCACTTTTGAAAGGACTGTACAATGACCAAGATGTTCTATTCGTTCGATGACGGAAACCTGTATCACCTCCACGAGCACTGCGACCTTGAAACGCTCATGCACGAGCAGTTCACCCAGAACGGCGTTCTTATCTATGCCGAGAAGGACAAGTTCGAGCTGGTCGAGTACAACGGCGGTCGAGAGGTCGAGTTCGACACCCGTTTCCTCGTTACCCTCGATGACGGCACCGTGGTTCTCCGCAAGACGCGCAACGTCGAGCAGAAGCCCAAGACCGTGCGCGACGTGCTACAGAGCATGGACAAGGACGTTGATGATTTCATCGACAACATGATTGCGGGTGAGTAACGTGCTTGTGGCTGTGGCTATCACCGTATTCGGTGCGTCGCTTATCCTGTGGGCTGCTACAGATAAGGACTGTCAGTATTGCTGGCACCACGACCCCTCGCAGGCGCGGTGTGCATACGGCGGTTTCGCGATAGTCCTGTTGGGTTGCCTTTTGATGTGCTTGAAGTTTGGAGGTGTATTGTGATGATTTGGTATTGGGCGGATTACTTCTGCTTTGCCTTTGTGCTTGTGTTCGGCGGTATCGGCATCTACACGCATGACCTGAACTACATCATGCCCGCCATCATGGGTCTGTGGGCGTTTGCTGGTCTTGCTGCTATGACCAAGTGGGCACAACATGATTCCGAGATTGCGGACAAAACCATGCAGCACGACAAGGACATGGCAGACATGCGCCGTGATGACTATGAGTAACAACATCGTTTACGATGTACCCAGCGAGCCTAAAACCGAGTGCGGTTCTGTGACGGGCGAGTTGAACGCGCAGGTTATGGACTTGCGCGATGACATGGACGAGTTGACTGATACGGTACACAACCAGTGGGTTCAGTTCTGTAACGACAACGAGGACATTGAAGTTCGCCTTACGGCAAAGTGCAAGAAGCTGTTCATCCTAGCGATGGTGAACATGGGAGTTAGTGGGGTTCTGCTATGCCTGATATTGACACTGTTCGTGAGATAGCCGACAACGTGTACTATGAGTACTGGTGTGACGGTGTACTGCAAAAGTGGTTCAAGACACACGACGAAGCAATCAAGCATTGCAAGTATGAGTTCAACCGTTACCCACATGGTACGCATTGTGTTTACAAG